GGAGGCGGCGGCGGCGCGGGCGGCGGCGGCGCGGGCGGCGGCGGCGGCGGAGGCGGCGGCGGCGCGGGCGGCGGCGGCGCGGGCGGCGGCGGCGCGGGCGGCGGAGGCGGCGGAGGCGGCGGCGGCGGAGGCGGCGGCGGCGCGGGCGGCGGCTCTCCATCGCTCCTCCGGGGGCCGCTCGCCGGTCTCTACCCACGAGTGGAACAGCGCAGCCACGCCATCGACTGCTGCCACGACGCGATCGTGTCCACGAGCCGCGACGACGACCGGAGACGCCTCGTCCGATAGCAACGCGAGCGCGAAGCGCGGCCAGACCATGCCCAGGTCAGCGCCGCGCTCGGGGATCGCCTCAATCAGCGTCACGGGCCAGCCCTTCGCCTCATCGAGAGGCATTCCCTCGTGGATGGCGTCGGCGACGTACGCGACTTGCTCGGGCAGCACGCCCGCGTCGTGTAGCGCGCGGTGCGCGTTCGTCCCGGTGTGCGCGAGGCAACCGACGCAGCAGCCTTTGCGTCCGTTCCAATAGTCCCCCTGGACGATCTCGTCTTTCTCGTCGTGTTCTCTTGCGCGCGCGAGGTACTTCGCGCGGGTCGGTGCGGTCACAAGGAACGTGGTCATGCTCGCGACTCCTCTCTAGCCATGAAGCGCCTGGCGCGCGTGGTGCCTGACGCGGGAGTACGACGCGGCGTGGTAGCGCCCAAACACACGGCGGAGGAGCTCCGCATTATGTCTCGGCCGCCACGTCTGAGGGCGTGCGCCTCCACCTTTCTGATCGGCGAGACCCCGCAGCCACGCCGTCGCGTACTTCCGCTTCCGGTACGGACACAAGTCGCCGCGCTTCGACTCGAACCCAACGACCATCGCAACGGCGACGCGCGCGCTGCGCCGCCCGCGCTTCCCGACGCCGGAGATCGTTGGGCTGCCGTCGTGCCCGCGGAAGTAGACACGCGCAATCATGCGGCAGCGTCGCGAACGTGGAACGTCGACGTCACGGGCGCGCCGCCTTCTTGATGACCTCGTTCAGCGCCGCGACGTCGAGCGGCGCGCGCCCGATGTTGAACTTCTTGAGGTGGATTCCCCTCTTCCGGTAGTTCATCGCTCGTTCGGAAGCACAAGCCGAACTGGCGCCGACGAGTCTGGCGATCTCCGCAAGAGAACTCGACGTCTGCCAGATCCGAACGAACTCCTCGGCCGAAACAGGCGCGCGGCGCTCGATCATCTTGCTCCTCCTGCTGTTGGTTGTCGCTTGTGCTTCGGTCACGTTCGGACGCTCCGCTCGATCCGCGCGCACGCGAGGCACGCGCGAGGCTTGTACCCGCTGCTTACTTGTCCCGACATCGCGCCGCACGCGGGGATGGCCCAGGCGATCTCTCGGTTCCTTCCGTACCGGTGGTCGATGAACGCGAAGTGCGCGCGGTCTCCGGACCGGAACTGTCGACCACCGAGGACGACCCACGCGCGGGTCCCGACGACGACCTCGGATGCGCTCTTGATCTTCACGGCGCGATGCCTTCCAGCGCGGCGCGGAGCCGCGCGACGAAGTGGTAGCGCGTCGGCGGCAGAGCGTTGAGCGCGACGACGATCGACCTTACCTCGTGGTCGAACCCGTCAAACCAGTCGGCGCGGTACTTCGAGGTCGCCCATCGAGAGGCGTATCTCGCCCACTCGAATCCGATCGGAAGCGGCCAGCCGTCGCCGATCCTCTTCGCCTCTTCGCGCGCGCGCTCGCGACCGGCCGCGCGGACACGCTCGCGAATGGAGTCCTTCATCGGCGCGCTCCGTCGGCGACTCGGATTCGAGACGGGGGCCCAAGGTACGCCGTCACGACGACGAACGCGCCGCTCGCGTCGACGGCGTAGATCGCGGTCACGAACGTCCGCCGGCCTCCGATCATCACGACGCCGGTAGCCCACCGCGCGCCGTTCTCGGCGGGCCCGGAGAGCGTGGGGCGGAGGATGGCGGCCTCGACGTGCGCGCGCTCGACGCCGCGATCGGCGACGCGCTCGAGCGCGTGTTCGGAGAAGACGACCTGGCGTCCGGGACGCGCCTGGTTCATCTCGTCGCGTTTCCGAGAGTCCACGGGTCGCCTCCTACGCGAACGGGTTCGCGGCGAGGTACGAGTCGCGGAGCGTCGCGAGCCGCTCGCGCTCCGACCGGAGCCGCCCGACGAACGCCGCGAGGACGGGGCCGAGCTTCTCGACGTACGTCGGGTCCGGCGTGACGCGCACGAGGACCGGCGGTATCGCCGGGTTGTACGAGAGGAGGTCGAACCACGCGCGGCCGGTCACGAGGAGGCACCCCTGGACTTGCCCGCGGTACTTCGCGACGAGCGACTCCGGGTTGCGGAGGTAGCCGACGTGAACGTCTGCCCTCGGTACCTTCACCTCGAGGCCGCCGTCGTCGCCGACGAGCGCGTCCGGCGAGCATCCGACGAGGCGGTCGTCGCGGAGGCAGAACCCGACCTCCTCGACCTCGACCTCGCGCTCGACCGCGTACCACGCCCACGCCTCGGCCTCCATGACGATCCCGCGCTTCATCCACGAGTCGCTGTCGCCGTCTTCGTCGTCGAGCGGTCGACCAAGGAACCACTCGGCGAGGAGGCGGTTCATGTAGGGCTCGGCCTGGTCGCTCGGCTTGAGGGTCTTCGGGGTGAGGAGGCGGTCGAAGGCGGACGCGGTGACGATCCCAGCGCGTGCCTCGCGCCACTCCTTTGTCCGCTGCTCGACGTCGACGCGGATCACGACGCTTCCCTCTTCCGCTCCAGCATCTTGACCGCCTTCGCGTAGTCGGACGCGCGAATGTCCGCGATCGTCCCACCGGGGGCGACGCGGAGCCACGCGAGGAACCGCGCCCGGTCGACGCGCTTCCCGAGCTCGTCGAGCATCGTCCGGATGTTCGCGGCCTGGTCCTCCGAGACCGGCGGGCTCGGCGCGTCTGGGTTCGCCCCGTCGTCGTCCTTGTCCGTCATCGTGAGACCCAGGACGGCCACGAGCGCCTGTCGCTTCGCGAACGTCAGCGTCCCGGCCGCTTTCTGCGGGCCGCTCATCGTCGGCGACCCGTCGACGGGGCAGACGAAGCGCGCGCTCCTCTTCCCGCCGCCCTCGTGATGGAGCCAGCAGACGCAGACGAGTCGCCCCTTGTCGTCGAGGTCGGAGTCGAAGGAGACGCCGAAACCGTTCCGATCGAGGAGCGGCTGAATCGCTTCGCGGATCACGTCGAGCGGCGCGTAGTCGTAGCCGTACTCGCCGCCGGCTCGGGTCGCGACCGAGACGTGCTTCGACTTCTCGATGCTCGCGCACTCGGTCTGGAACGCGCGGAGAGCGTTGGACAGTTGGCGCTCGGCTCGACGGTCGTCCACGCGCTCGGAGAGCGCGACCAGCCGTTCGAGTCCCTCGGGCGACAGTCCCCTCTCGACGGCGAGGCGGAGGAGGCCGGCGACGGTCTCTTCCTGCGAGGGGAGGAGCGCCGCGCCCGCGGGCGGTTCCACGGGCGCGAGCGACGAAGCCTCCTCGGGGACCGGCTTCGCGGGGGCCGTCACGACAGCGTCCCCGACGAAATCGTCTCCACGTTCTCGCGCGCGGCGGCCTGGATCCGGTCGGCGGTCGCCATCAGCCGCGCGACGAGCGGGATCGAGGCGAGCCCGGGATTCTCGGCCGCCAGGAGGTCCGCCTTCGCGTCGACGAGGAGCGTCGAGAGCCGATCGACTCGCGCCCGCAAGCGCGCCAGGTCGGGGACATTCGTGCCGAGCGCGACCCGGAGACGACGCGCGAAGTCGTCGCCGAGCGCCGTGAGCGCGAGGTCGACCGGCTTCCCCGTCTCGGTCTTCCGCTTGTCGATCCAGGCGCGGAGCGAGAAGCGGTTGACGGTCCGCTTCGGGGCGGTCGGGTCCTTCGGCGGCTTGGCCGCCTTCGGCTTCCGTGCGCGCTTTCGCGCCGGCTTCTCGGCGGGCGTTGCGGTCTCGTTCGCGGTCGGTTCCATCGGATCCTCCGGGTGGCGAGGCGACTAGCGAGAGACGAGCCGTGCGGCCTCGCGTAGAGCGGCGGCGGTCTCTGATCCGCGGGCGCGGACCTTGCGGACGATGACTCGGTACGAGACTTGGTACGGGCTACAGATCCCCGCGATCCAGTTCGCGAGCGAGTCGGGGGACGAGTGGATGTCCTCCGCCACCTCGGTCGCGCCGCGATCGAGCGCCCACAGGAACAGGGCGATTCGCTCGGCGGGAGAGAGGGGGACGCCTTTCGGGGGCATGGCGGGGGTCTCCTAGGTGGAAGGTTCTACCCGAGGATGGGGACGTTCCAAGCGTCCCCGTCCTCGGACTCGCCTACGTCACGAGTGCCGCGACGAGGGCGAGGAGAAGGAGGAGACTGGAGACGGCCGCCGCGCGGGCGTACCGGCGGAGGTCGCGTTCCGTGCGTCCCTGGCCTCCGCGGACGATGCCGGCGGCGGCCTCGTCGACTTCGTCGCGCCACCGGGCGACGCGACGAGCGACGATCGGGGAGCGGGCGGCCCCGAGCGTCACGGCTTGGACTCCGACGCCGCGTCCTCCGGAGCGTACAAAACGCCGCGAGCGAGCATCATGCTGCTCCACTCCTTGTAGGTCTTCCCGCTGAACCCGATGAGTAGTGGGATGCCGAGCGCGTTGATCCTCGCCGATTCCTCTCGCTCCGCCGCTCTCGACTTCTGGCGGAGCGCGCTGATCTCTTCCGCTTGCTCGCGGGTCGCGTAGGCGTGCGCGACGTACCGAAGAGCATGGCCCTCGGTGGACAGGAGGTAGGACCCGCGCGGGCCGCCGAACCCGATCACATCGACAGGCTCGATGTCGATGCCGTCGAAGAGATAGAGGCGGAGAGGCTTCTGATCCGGAACCCGGCCCTCATCGAGGACCGCGCGCCGCGCCGCTTGCGCCGTAAGGAACTTCAACTTTCGCGGACAGCCGTGCGGCAGAATGTAGAAACTGCCTACGTCGTCGACCTCGATCCTCGTTCCCAGGTAGGTCTCGAACAGGACGCGTGCCATCCCGGTCTCCTTTTGGTTGAAGATTGCCCTACTCCGCCCACGCGACGCAGACATCGCAGCGGCAGCCGCGCGTGTGGTCTCTCGCCTCGTCCCGCGCGTCGCGGGCCTCTCTGTCATGCGCCTTGTCGATCCGCTTCCACAGCGCGGCGATGTCGGCGTTCGTGTCGAGCCCGAACAGCACGTCCGAAGCCGACGACGCGGAAAGTCGCGCGCGGAAGTTCCCGTCCTGGATCTCGAACGCGTCCTCGACGTCGTCGTAGGAGAACTCGACGACGTAGTCCGAGCGCCAGATCCAGAACGCCGCGACGGCGGCCTCGATCGAACCATCGAACGACCGGTAGCCGACCGAGCGGAACGCCGCGCGGATCTCCTCACGGAGCCGCATGTAGTCGGTCGTGTCTCGGAGCGCGGGGAAGATGCGCTCCTCGCAGTAGAGGATCGCGTCGGCGAAGGAAGGCGTGGGATCGGTCACGGGTTGCGTCTCCTGGTCGTGTTCACGATGGCCGCTGCGGCGACCGCTGCGGCGAGGACGAGGATCACGAAGGCGGCGATGCGGGGCGTGAGTCTGTTCACGAGGAACGCCCCCGAAGCCGAAGCGCGGCCTTCGCGCTGTTCCTCGAGTAGGCGCAGGTCGAGCATCGAACGTCGTGCGTCGACGACGACCGGAGCGCGGCGACGACGAGCTCGGGACGAACGCGGACGCCAGAACGGAGAAGCCGCGCGGGCAGCATCGTCTCGGGCCTCTCGTCGCGCCAGCTCTTGAGCGTGACGATGACGGGGACCGTGAGCACGACGACGAGATGGCCGCGGCAGTAGGGGACGCCGCCGCGGTCGGGCGTGGGGATCGTGCGCTTCCCGCGTCGACGGTTGAGGCAAGAGATCACGACGCTCGCTCCCGCTCTGCGATCAACTCGTCGAGGCGGCGCACGGCCTCGGCGTGGTCGATCTCGCGATGCGTGAAGAGAAGAGCGATCTTGTCGAACGCGATCGGAGTTCGGCAGAACTTACAGAGGAGCGGCGTCCCGTCGGCGCGAGTGGTTACGACGCGGATCACGGCTTCGCTTCCCGCTGCCGCGCGCGCTCCGCCAAAAACACGTCCGCGAGCAGGAACGCGCCGCACGCCATTGGCGTGCCGTTGACGCGCCAGGCGAGCACGTCCAGCGCGAGGGCATACGTCGTCATCTGGACGAAGAGGTCGCGGGCGAGTGCCTCACGCTCCTCGCGCTCGGATTCCGTGACTGTCTTCGTCTGGGGCGTTGCCATCACGACGCACCGCCCGCGCGGATCGCCTCGTACCAGAGTTCACGCGCTAGGGCCGGCCGCGCGTAACGGCCGCTGGGGGTGGTCGAGAGCCCAACGGGCGCGCCGTCCAACTCCTCGGCCGTCCGTAGCGCACACTCGCCCATGACCACATCCCCACGGTTGAACCTCTCGCGCGCCTCGCGGTAGGCGGCGCGCAGCAGATCGAGCCGACCGCCGCGGGTCACGACGCACCTCCCGCCAGCCGGATCTCGACGCACGGCGTCGCGCCGCCGCCGAGCATCTCGACCCGCGTCTCGCGCCGCAGCACCCGCGCGAGCGCCTCGATCGTCTCCTCGTCCTCGATGTTGTCGGCGCGGAACGCCTCCGCGGAGACCCCCTCCTCGGTCCCCTCCGCTACGTCGCGCACGACCAACGTCTCGCAGTCCCACGTCCCGCGGTCCACGCCGTGCTCGCCGCACGGGCAGATGGCGTCGAGCGGAGAGCCGCCCACGGCCGCCCGCCTTCCGCGTCGGGGGGTGCTCTTCTGGTCGAGCCCGCCCGCGTCGCGGATTGCGTCGCGTAGTTTGGCGATGCCCCGTTCCCATGCGACGAAGCGGCGCCTGCCTCCGTGCCCGGTGTCGGTGCCGTCGTCGTTGATGTAGAAGTATCCTTGGTCGACTCCGTTGTCGGACGTTTCCTCGATGGCGCCGGCCTCGGCCAAGGTGAGGCGGACCGTGACACACCGTGACTTGGCGGTCACGACGCACCGCCTCTCTCGCGGGCCCGCTCGCACGCGCCCTTCGCGGCGGCGGAGGTCAGCGCGTCTCCGTAGGCGATCGTGGCGCCATTAGACGCGCTCCTAAACCAGCGCCACGCGCCGGGCGGACCATCGTCGAGAGTGACGCTACCACTACCACCGTCGGTGAAGACCGCGATGTAGCGCCACGGGACGCCACGGCGCGACCCGACTCGTCTCCACGCGCCGATGATCTCGGCCGGGGCCGTCACGACGCACCGCCAGCCATCGCGTCCTCAAGCGCCGTCGCCGCAGCGACGACCTCCGGAGGAGAGTCGTCGTCCACGAGCGCGAGGAGGTCGCGCGCCTGCTCGTCGAGCGGCCGACCGTCCCACGCGATCGTGTCCGGCCAGCACACGCCCTGCCGATGCGGGTCGAGCGCGAGCGAGAGATCGTAGATCGCCGCGCGCACGGCCTCGGTCCGCCCCATCCGTCGGAGACTCGTCATCGTCGTACCTCCGTCGCCCCTATCGGCGACCACAGGATCCTACCCTGAACGTGGAACGTTACAAGCGGAAAAACGCCTCGCTACCGCTCTATAGCGCGAGAGCGTAAACCTGTTTCCTTCCTCGACTTCCGCGGGTAGGCTTCCGCTCGCCGCCCGCGGCCCTCCCGGCGGCCCCCGGCCGAGGGTTCGGGCGACCCCTCTGGCGGGGCTCGAACCCCGTACCGGCCGGGCCCCCGCGGAGTCGCCCCCGCGACCCGGCCGGAGTCTATCCGTGCCGCCCACCTACGCGCGCGCCGCCGTCCGTGTAGACGAGCCCGTTTCGCCGTGCCCTTCGCACGCGTCCGACCCGCTCGACGCGCCGCGGATCCGCTGACGTGGGCCTCGACCTCCTCCTTCGGATCGAGTTCTTCGACCACCCGAAGACCCTCGCTCTCCTCCGTCGACTCGACACGGCCGGCGGCTTCGAGCTCCTCCGTCTATGGGCATGGGCAAGGCGACACCGACCGAGCGGAGACCTTTACGAGATGGACGCCGCCGCCATCGAGAGCGCGGCGAAGTGGCGCGGGAAACCAGGGGCCTTCGTCGAAGCCCTTCTCGCCGTCCCGAGCGGCGAGACCGCTGGCTTCCTCGAACTACTCGACTCCGGCGTCTACCGACTCCGGAATTGGCGCTCGAAGCAGCCTTGGGCTCGCGCGTACGCCGACGCGCAGAGCCTACGGAAAACGCTCAGCGAAGCCGGCCGCCGAGGAGGCCATAGATCGGTAGAGGTCCGACGCGCCGCAGGCTGGCTTTCGAACGGTCGCGGCCGTGGTCCGGATGGCCGCTTCCGACCCGAAGCCTCACCCGAAGCCTCACCCGAAGCCCATCCCGAAGCCTCGCCGCGCGTAACCTCTTGCGAGACAAGCGCCGCACCGAAGCCTACCGATGCTTTCCGGGTTCCGGTATCCGGAGAAGAGAAGAATAAGAGGGGCTCGCCCGAAGCCTCGGGCTCGCCCCCCTCGCTTCGCTCTCCCGCCTCGGATCCCATCACGGACTCGTGGTCGAAAGCACGCGCCGAACTCGCGAGCGCAGGCGCCTCCAAGGACGCCATCGCCGACGCCTACGCCGTCCTCGACCGCTCGCAAGGCCCATGGGTCTGGAAACGCGCCGCCACCGCCTACCTCGGCCTCGCAAACGGCTCCCCCAAGCGCGAGCCAGGAGGACCAGTCGCACCAGACGAGCGAGGCCGCATCCAGGCAGACGAAGCCTCACACCTCTCCCGCTCGCTCGCCACGATCTACGACGCCATCGAAGCCGGAACGCCGATCACCGAGCGAGACGCCGACTTCGCCGCCTACGCAGAGCGCACGATCCAGAGACTCCTCGCCTACCTCAGAGACACCTACCCGGACCGTCTCGCCTCGCCCCACCCGCCCCGCTCCCGCCCCACTAAGCCAGCGATCGTCGTCCCGAACGCTCGACGCACGATCCTTCATCGACCCGAAGACCCCGACGCCACTCCGTCCGCCCACTCGGATACCGTGGACGCGAGCGCGCAACCGTGATAGTGGAGGAGTGGGGAGGGTTCTGGTGTAGGCTCTCTCGGCATGGCCGACGGTTCCGCGCTCGTCCCCAACGACGACAAATTCTCGACGAGGCGGCTCTTCCGTCGAGCGATGGAGGCTCGGCTTGGCGCTGCCGCCGACGGTGAGGCGAGACGCGCGCTCGCTGCGTACGCCCACAGCGACAAGACTACGCCGAGCGAGAAGCGCAAGGCGCTCTCGACGCTGGTCGGCGACGACACGCGGGCCGTGGAGACGGCGGCGGCGTTTCTGCGGCCTCGAGGCGAGCCGGCGAGTACGGTGCCCGTTCCGCCCGTACATGTGAACGTCCTTGCGCTCACTCCCCGATCCGTCGATGCTGCCCACGACCTACTTGCGAGTCTTGGGCTCCCAGAGCCCGGCGGCGCTCCTGTGGATCCTGACGCGAGGGTCGTACCAGCCGAACCTGCCGCACATCGTGACGATGTCACGGATGCTCGCGCGAGCGGCAACGGGCACGCCTCGCAGACTGCTGGTGGAGGCGCCGCCGCGGCACGGGAAGTCTGAGCTTTTCAGTCACGCGTTCCCGCTCTGGTACCTGAACAGGTGGCCGTCGCGACGCGTGATCCTCGCGTGTCACACGGCCGACCTTGCGTCGCACTACGGACGCCGCGTGCGAAACACGATCATCGCGAACGCGGACGCGCTGTCGGTCCGCGTCTCGTCGGACTCGAGCGCCGCGGATCGGTGGGACACGACGGAAGGCGGCGGGCTATACGCGGTAGGCGTCGGCGGCGCTGTCGTCGGTCGCGGCGGCGACGTCGTGGTCGTCGACGACCCGATCAAGGGCAGCGAGGCCGCGCACTCGAAGACGCAGCGCGACGCGGTCTGGACGTGGTGGCGAGACGACCTAATCCCGCGCCAGGAGCCGGGCGCGATCTACGTCGTGATGCACCAGCGCTGGCATCGCGAGGACCTGGCGGGCCGGATCATCGAGTCGCAGGCCGGCGAGTGGACGCGCGTGCGCCTGCCAGCGCTCGCGGAGCGAGACGATCCGCTCGGCCGCACGGAAGGCGAGGCGTTGTGGCCGGAGAGGTTCTCGCGCGAGGCGCTCGAGACGATCCGCGCGTCGATGTCTCCGTTCGGGTGGGCGGCCGAGTACCAGCAAGACCCGCAGGCGATCTCGGAGGGCGCGCTGATCGACCGCGAGTTCCTGTCGACCGTCGACGTCCTCCCATCGGACGCCTACGCTCGAGTGCGCTACTGGGACTGCGCGGCGACGAAGGAGGACGGCTGCTACACGGTCGGGCTCCTGATGTCTCGGAACCCGCGCGGCGTCGTGACGATCGAGCACGTCGTCCGTGGTCGGTGGAACGCTGGAGACGTCGAGCGGCTGATCGACGACACGGCGGCAGTCGACGGTATGGAGGTCGACGTCGACTGGGAGGAGGAGCCGGGGTCGGCTGGGATCTCGGTCACGGACTCGCGGCGCCGGAGGCTGATCGGATACCGGACGCACGGGACGAAGGCGACGGGGCCGAAGTGGGTCCGCGCGCAACCTTTCGCGTCCTACGCTCGCGGCGGGAACGTGCGGGTGATGTCGGGGCCGTGGACGCACGCCTACGTGGACGAACTGACGAGCGCTACGCCTGACCTCAAGGGCTACATGGACCAGGTGGACGCGACGAGCGGCGCGTTCGCGTGGGTCGTAAAGCACGCGAGCGATGTGCCGAAGCCGCCGCGCGAGGACTACGCCGCCGACTTCTGGCGCGAGCGGCTGTCCGGCCCGCATCGGCGCCGCGTGTTCAACCCGTTCCGGGGCTAGACGTACCGACCGGTCGGGATCGGGTGTAGGCTCTCGCGCGATGTCGGGTCTGCCGCCGCTCCCCGCGCTGCCTCGGCTGCCGCAGAACGGGCCGGTTCTACACGGCGCGGTGAGCCTCGAGGCGTCTCAGCTAAAGACCCGCGTCGGCGAGATCATCGCGGCTCGGATGCGCGAGGGGTTCTCGACGCCGTCGATCGTCGAGCGCGTCCAGGTGATCCAGCGCGCTGGGACGGTGTCGATGGTCGACGTTGGGGTCGTGCGCGCCGAGGTCGAGAAGGCGCGATGGAAGATCGTGAGCACGCTCCGCTCGATCGGCCTCGACGTCGCCGACGGGGAGATCGAGGTCGACGAAGGAGCCGCCGGCGCGATGCCGAACGGCGACTCGACCGCGGTCTTCATCCTCAAGTGGACACCAAAGGCGAAGGCGTAGGAGGGACCATGCCGACAGCGACCGAGTTGAGCGCGAAGGACCTCGTCTCGCAGGCCGACACGATCGGGCCTGACGTCTGGCGCCCGCGGATCCCGGACGTCGTCGCGCACCTGCGGAAGAACGGCATCGAGGTCGACTCGCCGCAGGAGTTCGCGAGGCGGTGGTTCTACTACTCGCACTCGGCGCAGGCCGAGATCAGCCGGATGTACCCGGTGCAGGCGGACCTCCGGATCGCGGCGTGGATGCGCGACGTCGCCTACCCGGCCTACGTACGCGCGTGCTGCCTGATGGACAAGGCGTACCCTGGCATCGAGTAGCCGGTGGGGCTCTACTCGAAGATCAAGTCGTACCTGCGGCCTGGGGCTAGGCCGCTGTCGCGTCAGGACGAGGTGCGGCTGTGGTGGTCGCGGTGGGACGCGGCCGGTCGCGTCTACGAGGGCGTGCGCGAGCATCACGAGAAGTACGAGCGCGCGCTGCGCGGCGACTTCGGTCCGATCTGGCCGACGCAGGCCGTTCAGTACCGCGGCAACACGCTCGAGGTCGACGACACGGTCCCGTTGAACCTGTTCCAGCGCGCGACGACGATCTATCTCGGGAAGGCCTACGACGAGTTCCCCACGATCCGGATGGTCGAGCCGAAGGGTTTGACGCAGGCCGAGCAGTCTGAAGGCGAGCGGTTCCTGCAAGTGCTGTCGGACGACGCTGACGTGGTGTCGGCGTGCCGGAAGGCGATGCGGTCTTCGTTCACGCGCGGGGTCTTCGCGGTCGGCGTGCAGTTCGGGTCAGGAGTCCCCGACGCGGAGCGCGACCTCCGTGGTCGCATCGAGTCCGCGAAGATCGTGATGGACGTCTACGAGGGGAAGCCGGTCGAGTTGGGCGAGGGCATGGACTTTCGTGCGATTGCGGAGGCGGCGCGCGAACTTCTCGCGGGGACGCGCGAGGACGGGACCGAGAACCTGGCGCGCGCGGCTCTCTCGGACGAGCAGGTGACGGACCTGACGGCGCTCGCGCAGATCGCGGACGCGAAGGTCGCGGAGGAGGCGACGCGGCCGAAGCAGATGAACGGGCGGACGCGCGCGCTTTCGGCGACCTTCCTCGCCATCAACACGGACCTGCGCTGGGACCCGACGACGACCGTCCGCTCGAGGCTCAAGTGGATGGCGCGCGCGTTCACGATGACGCGCGACGAGTTCATGTCGGAGGAGCGGTTCACGCTGAAGGCGCGAAAGGAGGTCAAGCCGCGGTCGTACAATGAGGTGATGGGGAGACGCGGGGCGAAGGTCTCGGAGCCGTCGCTCAAGCAGGACCAGGTGGACCAGGAGAACGAGTGCTTCTTCATCCTGGAGATCCACGACCGCGTCCATTGCTGCATCAAGTACGTGGCCGAGGGCTACGACGACTACCTGAACGACGACCAGACCTACCCGCACTTGAACGAGAACGGCGAGGCTCTAAACGACGACTTCTTCCCGTTCGAGATCGCGGTCCCGATCGAGGCGAACGGTGAGGACCCGGTGCTTCTGTTCGGCGAGCCGTTGTTGAAGGCCGGGTGGGCGCCGCAGATCGAGACGATCAAGAACCGGACCGCGTGGATCCGCGCGTGCAAGGCGAGCGGAAGGAAGTACCGGGCCGCGAAGGGCCTGGACTCGACGCAGTTGGCGCTGTTGCAGTTGGGCGTCGACGGCGTGATCGTCGAGCCGCCGGACAACTACGACCTCGCGCGGCACGGCGAGTTCCTGACCGAGTTGGACACGAGCGAACCGCCGAAGGCGTACTTGGACGCCTCGCTTCGGTCGATGGCCGACTTTGCAAACATGGTCTCGCTCGGGATGGCGGAACTGACAGGCGAGCCGATCGCGGACACGGCGGCGCAAGAGGACATGGCGCTGCGAGGGGCTGCGACTACGCAGGGAGACGTCGTCCGCGTCTACGAGCGCGCGTTCGCCGGGATCGTGAAGCGGTTCGCGGCGATCGTGCGCGTGAAGTTCTCCGACGAGATGATCGCGGCGTACGGGTTCGACGCGGGGGTCGTACGGAAGGCGCTCGGCGCGCTTCGGAACTGCAAGTTGTCGGTGCGCTTCGCGTCGACGACGCGCGCCGAGGACCTGGCGCGCCAGAAGACGCTGATGGACTTCATCGCGCTCTTGAACTCGCTGCGGAACCCGCTGACAGGGATGCCCGAGTACGACCCGATGCCGTACGTCGAGCGGTTGGCGAAGGAGATGGACTTGGCCGCGCCGACGAGGTGGGTTCCGAAGCCGGAGGACGCGCAGGCGCTGATGGCGCTTCAGCAGATGCGGGCGATGATGGTGATGGCCAGCGGCGGACCGGCTGGCGGAGGGTCGGCCGGCGGCGGGAACGGATCGATCCCGGGCGAGAAGAAGCGCGAGGAGGGGCCGCGGAACAACGCGCGGGAACGGGTCCTCGCGTCGTAGACCGAGCGGTCGGTTGACGCAGGCTCGGGTTCTTGTTTCTTAGGAGTCCGTGCCGAGACGGAAGACGGACCCGCGGCTGATGGACCCTCGCACTCGGAGCAACCTTGGCGTCGACTCACTCGAGTTCTGGTCGGAGGAGTTGATGCTGGCGAGGATCGAGCACTACCACTCGACTGCGGAGCCTTGTCGCGCTGGGCGAGTCGCGGATCCAGCGGGGAACGCGCGCGTACACTTACCACGTAGCAGATCGGAGGACTCATGAAGATCGCCGTTGTGCTTGCGGTGCTGCTGGTTTCTCTCGTCTCGCTGGTCGCGTGCGGCGGGGGCGTGTCGCCGTCGAGCGCGTGGCCGGATCGGAGCGTCGCGCCCGACTTCGCGGTCGTGCCGCCGCAGTCGTCGTCGTTCGTGCTGGACACGCCGAGCGACAGGTTCGGCGTCGGGGTGGTGGGTCAGGTGGAGGTCGTGGAGGTCGGGTACGCGGCGGCGTCGAGCGAGCCGCTGAAGTTCTTCACGGACGGGGTGGCAGGGCCGGGTTCGGTGTTCGAGTGCGAGGCGAGCGAGAACCCGGTGGCTGGGACGCTGTTCGTGTACGCGGTGGACGTGTTCGGGATGGAGTACGTGGCGCTGGTGGAGTACGAGCCGGGGGTGAACGACGGGTGGTACCTGTCGAGGAACGACCTGTGGTTCGAGTGATCGATGTTCAACTGATGGAGGATGGCGTGGCGCCCTGATGTACCCGGCCGACGAACCCTCCGGCGCTCGAACCGTCTCTGACGCCGACCTTGACTTGGTCGAGACCTCTCGCCTCGTCGACGCGATCGGGAGGCGTCAGAAGACCATGCTCGTCTCGTGGATCACGAGGAACTACGGGATCCGGGTGATGTGGGTCGGCGGCACGGTCGAGTCGCTCGGCTTGGCGCAGTTTTGCGTCGCGGAGCTGACCGACGCCCTAAAGGAGAACGGCTCGGCGAAGAACGACCCGGAGGCTTGAGGCTCGGCCCAGGCGAGCGCGCCGGACGGGTTCCGTGTAGCCCGTGGTACCCGGGTGTATGATCCCGACCGGTCGGTCGGCTCGTTGCCGACCGGCGGGAGTGCTTCGGCGTGACCGAGACGACGACGAAAGCGGACCCGGACAGCGAGCGGAATGCGATCGAGGAGAAGCACGCGGCCCGCCGCAAGGCGACCGCGGCCAAGATCGACGCGCGCCCGCCCCGGAACGCGCCGCCAGAAGACGTGCTCGGTGACTCCTCCGGTGGGGACAAGGGCGACGCGGGCACGACCCCCGGCGCGACCCCTTCGACGGCCGCCAACGGCAAGGCGAAGGAAGCGACGGCGGAACCCAAGCCGCACCAGCCCCCGGACCTTTCGCACCTCCCCGAGAAGTACAGGGCTCCTCTACAGTCCCTCGACCCCGAGACCCGCGAGTGGGTCTTGAACCAGCGCCGCGAGGCGGACCGCTACTTCACCAAGGAGCGCGAAAAACTCCTCGATGAGCAGCGGCGCTTCGACGGCGAGAAGGCGGCGCTCAAGGAGAAAGCGGACCTGTGGGACCGGGTGTTGAAGAACCCGCGCGCGGCGCAAGCGGCGCAGCGGGAGTTCGACAGGCCGGCCGGCGAGAGCGACATCGCGGACGACTTCGAGCCGGACACGGCGGCTCGGATCGACGCGCGGATCGCGCGCACGTTCGACGCGCTGTTCAAGCAGCGCGAGGCGGACATCCGCAAGGTGGCGACGGAGGTCGCGCGCAGCGCGATCGACGACGACATAAAGACTCCGATCTCGACGATGCAGCGGCGTGTTTCCAGCGTGACCGAGTTCGGGGCCGAGTCCGGCTTCGACAAGGAGGCGCTCAACGCCGCGATCGGGAGAGCGAACGAGTACGCCAAGGTATCCGGCGGGAAGACGTGGGACACGATCGAGCCCGAGAACGCGGTGGAGTGGCTTCGTCCGTACTTGCCTGCCAAGGCGCAAGTCGAGACGCCCACGACCCATCCGCGGTCTCCGAGTGCTCCGGGAAGGACGGCGGGAGTGGCGGCCCACGACGGAGGCAGCGGCGCGGTCAAACCGCCCCCGCTTCCCAACCACATGCGGGAGAACCGGCCGCCCAAGGGCGCCGACGAAACGCGAGAACACCTCGCCTACGTCTGGTCCCAGAAGCACCCGGACCAGCCCGTGACCGCCGACCAACTGAAGCGCGGAGGCATGTAGCAGTACGTCGTCCGCGCTCCGGTGAACACCGGAGGGAAAGACCTTGGCCAAGCCGAGTTTCACGAGTCAGGAGAAGAACACCGTCCTGACCGCGCACTTCCAGGAGTGGCTCTCCACGGAGCCGATGAACATCTACCTGAAGAAGACCCCCGTCGCGGAGTGGTTCATGGAGAACCGCAAGACCGCGAACGGTGGCGTCTACCACAAGGCCCCGATCTGGGACGCGCTCGATCCCGTCGGCGGCACGGTGGCACGCGGCGGCGACCTCGACATGGTCGCCACCGACCCGGTGACGCACGCCGAAGTGCGTCTCGTCCTGATGCACGAGCCGGTCGTGATCTGGCTCCAGGACGAGCTCGAGGCGATGAACGGCGACGGGCTCACGAGCCTCGCCGAGACTCGCGTCAAGTCCGCGATGAACCTCCTCTGGGACAACCTCGAGTCGAAACTCCTCGCGGCGTCGACGACCGCCGGGGACGTGTCGGCCTTGGCCGACGTTGTCTCGGCGACGGGAACGACGTCCGGGATCGCGCAGTCGACGCTCTCCGCGTGGGCGGCGCACACGGACGCGACGTACACGTTCACCTCGGACGGCCCGCAGAAGTGGCGCGCGGCCATGCGGCAGACCACGAAGTTCAAGGGCGTGACCGCGCCCTCGAGGGTCTTCGTCGGCGACACCGTCTGGGACGCGATCAAGGCCACGGGCTACGCGAAGACGACGTGGTTCCAGGACACGAACACGAAGGCGCCGCAGTACAACCTCGGCGCCGGGCCGCAACTGTGGTTCGACGACGCGCGGGTCGTTCACGCCCCCAAGATGAACGCAGGGACGGCGTACTTCCTGAACGAGAACCATGTCTTCATGGTCGTCCAGGATGGCTACGGCCTGACGATCGACGACTGGTTCGACATGCGCGCCGGCAAGAAGGCCGGGCGCGCGACGAACGTCTGGTTCTTCGGCCAGGTGTTCACGAACTGCCGGCCCGCGCTCGGCAAGCACACGTCTATCTCCTGACCCCAAGGAACCGACTACATGGCTTCGCACATCCACGGCCCCTTCACGAGCGTCTACGCATCGACCGACGACCTCCCGGCGAAGGCCGGGCAGGAAGCGGAGGTCGACGGGAAGCGCTACCGGTTCGTCCAGTTCAAGGACGCGGTGACGTACGCCGCGGGCCAGTCCTTGACGCTGGCCGACGTCAACTGGACGTCGGTCACGAACGACCGCGCCGGCGGGTCTTCCATCGGGGCGATCTTCGGCGGCGTCTGCCTGGCCGTGCCCGCGCAGAACGGGTACGGGTGGGTCCTGATCTACGGTCCGTACGCGACGCTCCTAACGAGCGGCGCGGACGACATCGTGGTCGGGGAGTGCCTGATCTGCCACGCGACGACGGACGGGACCTGCGACGGAGTCGCGGCGAACGCCCGCACGACGGCGGCGATCGGCGTGGCGACGACCGCGGACGTCGACGGGGCGGACACGGTCGCGGCCTTCGTCGGCTACTGCGTCTAGCGTTCCTTCGGGAACGAGAGGACCCGGCCCCGAGGCGACTCGGGGCCGGATCTCGCAAGTCAACCGGGAGCGCAGGAAATGCCCGAGAACTGCCACCTATCCGAGTCCTACGTGCTCGCGCTGGCGACCGTCTACAACGGACCGGCGCCCGGGGCGAACACGAACATCTTCGCGCCGGTCACGCCTGGGGCGCGCGCGGCGAAACTGCGGCTCACGATCGCGCTCACGACGTCGAGCAAAGTCGACATCCGGGTCACGGACGGAACGAACGCGTTCTCGATCACGTTGAACGGAGACGCCGCGATTCCCGCGAACACGATGTACATGGAAGAGTTCGGCGCGCGGAAGTTCTCGTCGCAGGACGGGTCGACGCCGCTCACGTACAGCGTGCGCGTCAAGACCGACAGCGTGATCCAGGTGCTGTTCTTCGACGAGATCGGGGGCCCGACGTAGTAGACGAGGAGAAGCGATGCCGCCCGCTGGTTCTGTCGTGGAGACGCTCGAGGTCGTCGTGGCCGGCCTTTTGGGGGCGGCGGTCATCGCCGGCTGCGTCTTCTCGCCGTCCTGGCACCTCGCCGCGGCTGGGCTCGGCGCGCTCGACCTTGGGTTCGTGCTCGGCGCGTGGTGGGGCACGCGGAGGTAGCCGTGGCGGTCGATAGGACCACGGTTCTCACGAGATCCGTTCGGTCGTCCGGGCTCTACCATTCAACGGACTCGGTCATGCCCGGCCAACTGACGCGGATTCGCGTCGAGGTCGACAACCTCGTGGACGCGTTCCTTTCCGACGTCGAGGTCGGCGTCGAACGTCTCGTCGGCGCGCGGTGGGAGCACTACTTCAGCGCGTCTCGTGGACCAGGGACGCTCGTGCGGAAGGCCGGCATGACGGGAAACCCGATCTTCGTCGAGCGTTTGGGCGCCGGGGCTCGCGCGCTCCGTGGTCAGTCCGTTCGGGCCTTCCTGCGCGTCCGTGGACTCGTGGACGCGACCGTAGCGGTGGTCCTCGAGACGGAGACGGCGTAGCGTGGCCGCCGCCTACGGACAGAGCGACCTCGTCCAGGCCGGCGACGTGACGACCGTCGCCGTGACGTTCTCCGCGACGCCGACGGCCGGGAATCACATCGTCACCTTCGTCGGCTGGTGGGCGGGCGGCGGCGGAGCGTTTTCGAGCGTGGCGGACAACCGCTCGAACACCTACACACAGATCGGCTCGGTCGTCAGCAACGGGAACGCACGAGTCCACGGCGCGTACGCCGAGAACATCCTCACGGGGTCGCCTCACACCGTCACATGGACCTTCACGGCCGGCTCGTATCCGGTCGGCGTCGTCGCCGAGTCGACGGGAGTCGCCACGACAGGATCGCTCGGCGCGTCCAACAGCGGGAACGGGAACTCGACGAGCGGATCGTCGGGAGCGGCGAGCCCGTCGACGGCGGGGATCTACTACGCCTTCATCACGGGAACCGACGAAACCTCCGGCACGTTCGGCATGACTCCGACGTGGTCAGGGTCGACACAGGACGAGGAGGCGGAGGCGCAAGCGACATCGTCTCCCGCGAACCTCCTCCACAAGGTGTCGTCCGGCTCGGAGACGGCGACGTGGACGTTGAGCCCTGGCGGGAACTGGTGCGCGAAGATCGCGGCGTTCATCGAGGCGGGAGGCGCACCGGCCGGGCACCCGGCGATGCGCCGCCACGGTCTCATCTCCCCCGTCGGGTTCTCTCGTCCCACGGAACTCGGGCGCGAAGGCGGGCGGATCTTCTGACATGGCGAACCACGCCTCACACGCCGCGCTCCCCTACCCGATCAAGGGCGCGCGCTACACCGTCTTGATCCCCTACCTCGACGCGGACGGCGACCCGACCGACCCGACGACGCCCGACACCGAGGTCTCGAAGGACGACGGCACCGCAACGGACACGGCCGAGGAGGTCGCGTCGCCCAAGAACTCCGTCGGGATGCTGACGCTCACGGGAGCGGAGACAGATTGCTCGGCTCTCTCGCTCGCCGCGAAGGCCGCATCGGGGCCGAAGACCACGCTCGCCACGCTCTACCCGCGCGTCCTCGGGATCGTCGAGTCCGGGACCGCGCAGGCCGGCGCGGCAGGAACGATCACGCTCGCCTCCGGCGCCGCCGCGTTCGACCTCGCCGGCTGCTTCGTGAAGACCACGGGCGGCACGGGAGGCGGCGGCACTGGAGGAGCGAACAACCAGGCGCGGCGGATCACGGCGTACAACACGTCGTCGAAGGTGGCGACCGTCGTCCCGAACTGGGAGACGAACCCCTCGAGCGACACGACGTACGAGATCCTCTTGGCGGAGGGAATGTGCGTCGGGGCACTGAAGGCGCTTCAGCCGAGCACGCTCGGCAGAACGCTCGCGATCGAGACCGACGGGATGGCGCACGCGGACCTGAAGGAGTGGTTGGGAGCCGCGCCGAACGCACTCGTGAGCTCGCGGGTGGACGCGAGCGTTGGGGCGATGGCGGCAAACGTCGTGACGGCGGCGGCCATCGCGGACGCTGCGATCGACCGTGCGACGTTCGCCGCGGACACCGGCCTTCAGACGATCCGAAGCGGAACCGCGCAGGCTGGCGCGGCATCCGCCATCACGCTCGACGCCTCCGCGTCCGCGACCACGAACTTCTACAAGTTCACGGTCGTCCTGCTGACGGGTGGGACCGGCGCCGGTCAGGTGCGCCTGATCGCTGGCTACGACGGAACGACGAAGATCGCCACCGTGACGCCCGCATTCTTCACGGCGCCCGACAACACGTCGACCTTCGCGATCCTCCCATGGGCCTACGTCCCCGGGTTCATGGACGACTCGATCACGGCGGCGGCGCTGAACGCAGACGCGGCGACCGAGATTGCGACGTCCGTCTGGGCGTCCGGGACGCGGACGTTGACCGCCCTCGGGTTCACTCTCGGAGCCGGCGACTTGGCCGCGGACACGATCGGCGCCTCCGAGTTCTCGCAAGCAGCCGCGGACAAGGTCTGGTCGAGTGCGTCTCGGACGTTGACGGCTCTCGGGTTCACGCTGGCCGCCGCCGACCTCGCGGCCGGGACGATCACGGCGGCCAAGTTCGCCGCGGGCGCCATCGACGCGACCGCAATCGCTACGGACGCGATCGGTTCGGCGGAGTTCACGCAGGGAGCGGCAGACAAGGTTTGGGCAACGGCCTCCCGCACGCTCACCGCGCTGGGCTTCACGCTCGGGGCGTCAGATCTCGCCTCGGACACGATCACGGCGGCGAAGATCGCAACCGGTGCGATCGACGCCGACGCGCTCGCGGCGGACGCCGCCCAGGAGATCCGCGACAGCGTCCTCGGCGGCACCGTGACCGAGTTGACCAGCGTCCCGGCCGCGTCGCCGACGTTCATCCAGGCGCTCGCGCTCCTCTACATGGCGCTCCGAAACAAGATCGACATCACCGGAACCGCGAAGGAGGTTCACAAGGACGACGGCACAGTCCTCGGGACGAAGACGCTCTCCGACGACGGAACGACGTACTCCGAGACGAAGATGGCCTGATGGCAATCAACACCGCCAGCAAGCGCCGCTCGGTCTCCGGGGTCCTTGTCCCGACCCTAATTCCCGGCGTCACGCCGAACGCCTCGAAGCCCGCCGCGTGGCGGCAGTCCTCGGGCTGGTCCTACAACGGCATCGCGGCAGAGAGCGCGCCCACGTTCGTACACGACGTCGTCCTCTGGCGCGGGACCGGTCAGACGAACGTCTCGTGGAGCGGGACGGCGAAGCCGAACGTCTCCTGGCGCGGGAACGCGAAGCCGGCCGTCACCTGGGAAGGCGAGGGCTAGCCGATGGCGCTCCTCGACCAGAATCACGTCATGTACGCGGGAGAGTCCAAGGTCTTCACCTGTACGCACCGCGACGAGGACACGGACGCGCTGATCTCGCTCGCCGGGGCGACTGGGACTTGGACGCTCGTCGACGACCTCGGCGCCGTTGTCTTGACGAAGACGACCGCCTCCGGGATCACGGTCACCGGGACCGGCACGTACACGATCACGCTGACGCCCGCGAACACGTCGTCGCTAAAGGGCCGCTACTCGCACCAGATGGTCTGGGTCCTGGCGGACACCTCCGATCAGTTGGCGTTCACGGGCTACCTTCAGATCAAAGGAAGGATCGCCTGATGGGCCTCGACTACCGTTCGATCATCGGCGAGGCGGGGATGCTCCTCGGCCTCTCGACGAAGAAGGGGTCGGAGGAGGAGACGTCGCTGGCGAACTACGTGAACATGTTCGGGCGCGACCTCCTCCGCCGGCACGAGTGGCCGCAGCGGAACACCGAGACGTTCGTGACGACGTTCGAGCCGTATTCGACCGGAACAGTAACGGTGACGGTCAACAGCGCGAGCGTCACAGGCAGCGGGACAACGTGGTCCTCTCTCGCCGGGCACAAGTTCGGCCGCGGCTACGCGGCGCCGTGGTACCGCATCCAGGCGAACGGGTCGGCGACGGCCTTGACGCTCACCTCGAACTACTTGGAGGACACGGCGGCCGGCGTGACGTACGTCGTCTTCGAGGACGAGTACGACGTCGCGGCGACGCTCGGCTCGATCCGCGAGGTCTACGTGATGATCGGGAACGAGTGGGTCCAACTGGACTACGTGGTCCAACCAACCTTCGACGCCTCCTCGATCGTCCCCGTCGGCGCCGGCATCCCGCGTACGTGGTCGGACTGCCCGTCGACGACCGCGCAGACGCTTCGCGTCCGCGTGAGCCCGGTATCCGACGACGTCTACCGCCTGCGCGTCCACGGCTTGCGGCGCTGGGTCGAACTGACAGGCGACGGCGACTTTCACATGATGGGCGAGGACTTCGACCAGGCGATGATCCTCGGGACCGCGCTCTACGCGCAACGCGTCGGCGGGAACAGACAGGTGACGACCGTCGCCGAGGTCGACAAGATGGTAGAGTCCTTGTGGGGGAACCTGAAGCCGAAGCGCAACCGGCCCGCCGTGCTCGGCACGTTCGACGCGCAAGGGACGTCTCGACTCACCTACCACCTTCCGGAGGCGGCGTCGTGAAACTGCGCGCGCTCGACTTCTCGCCGGGCCTGAACACGCAGACGTTAGAGGAGACGACCGAGTTCCCGGTCTGGCGGGCGCTGACGAACGTCATCTCGACGCGCGTAGGCGCCGAGTCTCGGAAGGGGATCCAGCGGCTCGCACGGATCGCCGCCACCAACACGATCCTCGACTTCGACGGGTCGAACGACTACGTGCAGTTCGACTACGACGCGCGGACGCTCGGCGGACTTCAGGCTCGGACCTCGTGGTCGGTCGAGTTCTTGTGTCAAGCGGACTCGCTCTCGTCCCCGCGCACGATCCTTCACCACAGCGGGCAACTGCTGATCTTCCAGGACTCGACATCCTCGGGCCGCGTCGTCGCGCAAGTGACCGACACGGGGGCGAACACGCTGACGCTTCAGGTCACGGGCTTGGCGGCCGGGACTCGGATCGAAGGGAGGCTCTCGAGGGCCGGCTCGCTCACCTACACGCTAACCGTCAACGGAACGAGCGCGTCCGGGTCGACGACTGCCGCCATCGCATCGTCGACCGCGGTCCTCTACGTCGGCGCGAACGGAGGGTCGTCGAACTTCTACGACGGGCGGATCGAGCGGGTGACGCTCTGCTCGCCGTACCGTACGGGCCGGATGGGGCTCGCCGGGCGCACGTTGATCCCGCACGCGCCGTCCGTTCTTCTCGACGCCGTGATGACAGCGGACGCCAACGGGTACGTGCTCGACCGCAGCGTCTTCGGTCTACACGGGAAGACGGGCGGGTCGCCGACGACAACCGCTTCGCTTCTCTCCGTGAACCCGGTCCCGATCCAGGCGATCGGGCAGACGCGCGGTAACTCGAGCGCGAACACGGTCTACGTCGTGGCGGGAGGCGGGGTCTACCCCGTGACGGTCTAGTGGGCCGAGGTCCGCTGTCGATCCCCGCCTCCGGCACGATCGCGGCTCCGGCGACGATCGGGGTATCGGTCAGCTCCGTCCTCTCTCCCACGTTCAAGGACTACGGCGCATTCTCGACGGTGTTCGACCCCGCGCTCCGCGCGCTGTTCTTGTCGAACGGCCTCGACTTCCTCTACCACGTCATCGACTCGACGCTCCTGCTCACGGGCCCGATCGCGCCGAAGGACGCGCAGACCGTGGCGTCGACCGCGACGCGCGCGACGGCGACGCTCACGGTCTCCGGAAACTTCTCCGACGGAGACTTGATCCAAGTCGGCCGCCCGGGACAGATCGGCAACGGCTTCGTCACGATGAAGACGACGCTCGATGTGTCGAGCAACGCCGACCAGGTGAAGATCGGTGTGAGTGCCACGGCGTCGCTTCAGAACATCGCCGACTTCATCAACGGGGTCGGGAAGCAGGACGACGTCTGGCACCTGGGCCGCCACTTCGGAACCGTGCCGACCGGCGAGGACTGGCCTTGGGCGAAGGAGAACGACGTCACGTCGACGTCCAACACCGCGACGACGTGCGTGTTCCGCGCTCGCTCGTACGGGACGGACGGGAACTCCTACCTCGCGGTCAAGGTCATCGGGGCGAACATCACGTCGTTCGGCACCGGCTCGAGGTTCACTGGCGGCGCCGTCGGGACCGGAACGCAACCAGGGACCGGCCGCTTCAAGTACGCCTACCAGCGCGTCCGCGCGAAGGACCACGCGGCGACGGGCATCACGGACACGCCCGCGGAACTGACGCAGGGGACCAACTGCAACGTGAACCAGACCGTGTTCACGGACGGGAACGCGCGCGACGGAATCGACCATCACCGCTGGTTGCGCTCGGCGACGGGCGGGAGCGAGTTCCACACCGGCCGCGAACTCCCGATCGGTACCGCGGAGCCGTACGTCGACGACCTCTCCGACGAGGCGATCACCGAGAACGACCCGTACGACGACTCGATCCACCGGCCCTACACGTCCGGGTATCCCACGAGGACGCGCTACCAGGACTTCTACAAGGGCTCGCTCTGCGGCGTCGGTGCGGTCATCCAGCAGGACTACAGCGCGGGGACCGCGAACGTCGCCGTCGACTCGGCGTCCGTCGTCCTCTCTGCCGACGCGCGCCCGAAGGTCGACTGGATCGGCCGCTCCTTCTTCGTCTCTGGCGACTCCGAGGAGTACCTGATCGTCGAGGTCGCAGAGAACACGCGGACTCTCACCTTGAACGTGCCGTTCAAGAGCGCGGAGGTAGATGGCGCGGCCGTCTCCTACGTGGTGAGAGACACGCGAGACCCGTGCGAGGTCTTCTACTCGGTCCAGTTGCTGCCGAACAACTTCCCGCCGTCGCAGTCGGTCCAGGGGATAAAGACCGCGTCGATCGTCGGCGCCACGGGGTGCCGAACCGCGTTCGACGCCTTCAACGTCTGGACGAGGACGAACCTGTGGGCCGTCACCGGAGAGCCGGACGCGGCCATGACGCCCGACCTCGTCGCAGAGAAGTGCGGCGCGTGGTCGAACGAGTCGATCGTCGACGCACGCGGGATCCTCTACTGGATCGGGCCGAACGGCGTCTTCCGTTGGGTCGACGGGACGAAGCCGGTATGCATCTCCTCTCCGGACCCGATCGGTGGTCAGGTGTTCGGGATCCGTGGGACGTTGGAGAGGTTGAACGCTGACCAGGCGGACGGCATCTGCGGCTACTTCGACCCCGTGACCGAGACCGTGCGCTGGTACGTGCCGCTCGACGGCGAGCCCTACAACAACTACTGCCTCGTCTACAACACGCAGACCGGCGCCTTCTTCGACCACACGGCGCTCGCCGTGACCGCGTGCGAGGCGATCGAGGTCCCTGGCGGACAGAGCGTCGCGCTGGTGGGCGACGCCTTCGGGAACCTGTTCCAGAACGACGTCGGCGACACGGACGTCGCGACCGGAGACCTCGTCGCCACCGTCGCCTCCTACGACGCGAATACGAAGACGATCACCGTCTCCGGAACCCCGTACTCGGGAACCGCAACCACGTACACGGGAGGGTCTGTCGTCCACATCGACGCCTTCGGGAACCCACAGATCGGGAAGGTCGCGAGCGGGACGTCCTCGACGCTGGTCCTCGCCTGGGGCTTGGCGACGGCGCCGGTCGTGGGAGACAGGGTGATCGTCGGAGAGATCCCGCTGACGCTCCTTTCGTCGCGTACACACCTCGGCGCTCCCGACCTCTACAAGAAGTGCGAGACCGTGACGCTTGCGTTCTCGCCTGGTTCCGGCGGGCGGGCGTGGGTTTCGACGGCCAAGGACTCCGACGACGTCGAGACCGTGATCCTTCGATCGAGCGGGCTGTCCGACCACGTCGACCTCGACGAGAGCGACGGGGAGCACGTCTTCTGGACGCGGACGCCTCGAGGGCGACGTGTCCAGGTGGAGGTGTTCGCCTTGGGGCTCGGGGCCCACGTCGAGTTGCTGGCCGTGATGCCGAACATCACGACAGCGTCACCGCTCGTTGCGGAGACGCCGTAGTGCTGCCGACCGCGATCCGTGTCGTCAAGCGTGGGCCCTCGGACATCGAGGCGGCGCTCAACGACCCCGCGTTCTTGGAGCGCACGGCGGCGCTGTCGTTCGTGGACCTTCAGCCTGGCGCGCGGTCTACGTTCGGTTTCGCGCCGAACACGGTCCTCGGAGCGACCGACTGCGAGTTCACCGCGAACGCCAGGAACGGGACCGCGCAAGGAACGACGGCGTTCTCGGTCGACGTGCTCCGGGCCGTGCCGTTCATCCACTCGCACAACCTGGCGGTCAAGCAGATCGCGATGAACGTGACGACCGGAGCCGCGACCAGCGTCGCGCGCATCGGGATCTACGACGCGATCGACGACCTCGCCGGGAACCTGTATCCGAACCGTCTGCTGTTCGGGTCCAGCCAGATCGACTGTTCGTCGACCGCCTACAAGTTCGTCACCGTGAACGTGAGCCTCAAGGAAGGCCGGCTCTATTGGCTCGTCCAGCACTTCGGGACGGCGACCTGTACGTCGGCGACAGTGCCGCTGGCACTCTCGGACACGCTCCTCGGGAACAGCGCCGGAGTTTGCAACACGCACATGACGGTCGCGCGGGCGTACGCGGCCCTGCCTGACGGCTTCCCGAGCGGGGCGACGATGGCGTTCACGGTCGCCCCAGCGCTTCAGTACCTCTACGGAAACGCCTCGGTCGCCGCTGACCCGCAAACCTACGGCGCGTGGTTCCCGCGGGCGACCTACATGCTCCGTGCGATTCGGCTCGTGAAGACATCCGACCAAGTGACGGCCGGGTCCGGCGTCTCTCGCGTGGTCGTCCGCGCGCAGTTGGCAGACCCGCTCGTCGGCCGCACCACGCTCGGCCTCTTCGACAGCGCGGTCACGCCGTTTCGAGCGGACGTCCCGGTGACGCTCTACGAGAGCGACCGGCTCGTGAGGAAGGGGCAGGGCGTCGTCGCCTCCGTCGAACACTTCGGACAACCGCACGTTCGCATGGCCGACGTGACGATGCTCGTAGACTACGCCTACGTCGGAGACCGCTGATGGTCGAAACCACCGCCTACCAGCGCAAGTACCTGGACCTCGAGCCCGAGGACTTCCTCTACACCGGCGCGGCGCCGTGGGCGAAAACCGCGCGGGAGACGAAACTCAACTTCCTCTCCGACCAAGTGAACAAGATCTTCGGCGCCGCCGCGGGGGAGGCGAAGCGCCTGGGGTTGGAGGAGGAGAGGCGCTACCACGAGGGCCTGTCTCGGGTGAAGGGCGCGTACGAGAAGTCGCTCGTGCCGACGATCTCCGACGAGACGGAGCGGATGCTCGAGGCGCAGGCGTCCGACGTCGCCTCGCGTGACTTCAAGCGAGACATCGGGCAGATCCGAAACTTCCTCGGAGGCGCGGGCGTCACGGGCGGCGGGATCGCGGCGGGCCTGGGGTCGCAGGCACGGATCGCGCGGCTCGGGAAGATTTCGGACGCCCGTACACAACTCCGCATCGACAAGGCGAGAGAGGACGCCGCGGACAGGCAGCGGGCACTCCTCGGTGCGGAGCGCGTCTCGGCGTTCGAGGGACAGGACCCGTCGACCGCGTGGGTTCAGTTCTTGACGAACGCGCTTCTGTTTCGAGGAGGGCAACAGGCGGCTGCCGCGCAAGAGTACGCCGCCAAGAAGTCCGCGAGTGCATCGAACTCTGCCGGGATCTTCGGAGCGATCGGCGACATCGTCGGCAGCGCGTTCTCGTTCCTGGGGTAGTCGACATGGCCGTACAGATTCCGCAGTTCGGATTCTCGACGGGCTGGATGGCACCATACGCGCTCGCGTCGCAGTTGACGGCACAGACCGTGGAGCCGTACGGACGGGCGCTTTCCGGCGTCGCGGCCGGGCTGGAACGCCTCGCAGATCGAAGGCGAGAGGAGAGGCGGCTCGGGCTCGCGCGCAAGGACCGGCAGGCGGCGCTGTCCGAGGAGAGGCGGCAGTTCGACGCTTCGCAGCAGATGCAGAAAGACCGGATGCGGCTCGACTACCTGAAGTCGGAGTCGGACCGAGCGCGCCTGGACGTGGACCTACTGACGCGACTGCGAGAGGCGGGGCAGCCGGTCGACGACAAGTTGACGGAGGCGCTTCAGCGAGCAGTCGACTCCGACGCCTCGATCAAGTCGATCTTGCAGACGGCAGCGACCGGGGAACGGTACGGGGCGAGGACGCAGGCGCCGCCTCCAAAGGTCTGCGCGGGAGGCTCGTGCCGCATTCCGCGCGCCAGCGCGAGGCCGTCCGCGCCGCCGGTCGCGCGCATGACCGACGAGGTGGAGCTGATGGACGCGCTATCCGCCGCGACGCGGAAGGCGGAGGTTGCGGAGGACACCCTGAACCGCGCCGCTGGTCAAGGGTCGCTCACGGCGACGAACGCGGCCGGCGACCTTCACAGACAGGCGGCGCACGAGGCCAACGTGGCGCGCGTGGCCTTGAAGAGCATGGAGCGCGAGCGCGCGGAGGCGAAGGAGGCGGCGAAGAAGAAGGAGGAGGAGGCGCAGCGGGCAGCGCAAGAAGACCGCGAGTTCCAAGCCGCTCTCGCCGCGATCGCGCGCGACCCCGAGGCTCGGCGCGTCCTCGGAGAGAGACCGTGGAGCATCGACCCCGACGCGATCCCGATTCCGGGGCGGGCCTACGACGTCCCCAAGTCGAAGGAGGAGGCGGAGTACGCGATGGCGCGAGGGAAGGAGATCCGGTCGCAGGGTGCCGTTAGCGCACGGCAAGAACGCGGGATCGAGGCGCGGGAGAAGGAGGAGCCGACCGACAGAGACGTCATGCTCCAACAGTTGAGGGCCCGCGGCGCCTACGAAGATGGCGACGAGAACCTGTCCTACGCGCAGTTGAAGGCGAAGCACCTTGCGACGACGCGCGCGGTCGTCGCGCAGCCGGCGAAGGAGCGAGCTGAGATCGAGCGCGACATCAACACGTTGGAGCGGCAGAAGGCGTCTCTGGCGCGCGACTACCGGTTCGGAATGCTCGGAGACGACGAGTTGGCGGAGGAGGTGCGAAGGATCGACGCGCAGATCGACGCCCTACGGAAGCAGTTGGGGGGCGAGCCGGCGCCTTCCGCGCCGCCTCCCGCGAAGGAGTCGAAGTCGTCACTGTTGAAGTACTTGGAGTCCAGGTAGTGCCGGAGACCGATGGCCTCGCCCCCGACCTTGCGCGGAAAGTGCGCGAGTACGACGCCGACGTAGCGGCGCTGTTGCCTGACGAGGAGAGCGTGGCGCTTCGCGACGCGTACTACCGCGAGTTGTCGGAGAGGAGGCGGGCGGCGGAGGAAACTAAGAAGGCAGGCGAGGCGCTGTCCAAGTCGTACGGTTCGCAGACGCTACCGCTCGCACACTCGTTTCGGCGCGCGCAAATGCTGGAGGATGCGCTCGGCAAGGCGATCCACGACCCCCGCGCGTGGGCCAAGAAGACCGCCACCGACTACGTCAACGCCACCGAGGACCCCACGCGCGAGGACGTCGACCGCATTCTCACCTTCGGCGAGCGGCTCTCGACGTTCCAGGCCAAGTACCTGATGAACGTCGACGTCTCGACGGAGGCGATCAGACGGAAGGAGGTAGAGGAGGCGGGATTCTTCAAGCGCGTTGCGATGGTCGGGATGGCGGGGCTCGACGAGGCGTCGAAGTGGTCCACGTTAGGACTCCGCGACAAGATCCGCGAGGACTTGAGCCGCCCGCCGGTCCCGTTCGGCGGCTTGATCACAGGGAAGGAGTCGAGAGAGCCTGGGCGGGACGTGGTCGCGGAGGTCGCCGAGTTGCGCGGCGCGGTCGCGGCGGAGATGCCCGTGGCGACGGCGGTCGCCGAGACGATCGGCGCCGTCGGCGCCATGGGAGCGTCCGTCCCGATGCTTGCGAAGGCCGTGGCGAGAGGGCTCGTCCGTGCGGGGATGAACCCGCAGATCGCGGCGCGGATCGCCGGGCCGCTCGTTCTCGCGGCCGAGGGGACTGCCGTCACAGGGGATCCGGAGGAAGGCGCGGTCATGGGGGCCTTCGGCGCCATCGCGGGGCCCGTCGCGAGGTCGCTACGGAAAGTCGGCGGCGAAGGCTGGTTCTCGCGCGGCAGCGCCGAGGCGCTCGGGTTCACGACCGGGTCGAGCCTCATCGGGCTCGTTCGAGAAGGCGGCATCGACTTGGAGGTCGAGTCTGCGAACGCGCTTGCTGGGTTCGTCTTGGGCGCGATGTCGAAGCGCGGGACGGCGATCAGCCAGAGACTCGTGGAGGAATACACGAGGTCGGCGAAGGAGCTGACCGTCGATCTACTCGAAGCGGACTTCGCGCGGGCGCGGATGGTAGACGCCGTCAAGCGCGTGTCTTCGGAGTCGCGGCCCGCAGGGCAGAGCGAGAAGTACTACGAAGCCTGGGACAAGAAGATCCAGCGCGAAGCCGAGACTGTCGTCGACGCGCTCCTGAAGAAGCGTGAGACGACGCTGTCGGTGCCTGCGCCGCGATGGACGACGCGCGAGCAGAGCGGGATCGACCCGATGCTCAAGGGTCCCGAGGTGCCGGTCGAGATCGCGCCTCTACGCGAACCCACACTCGGCCCGCTCGAGGTCGCCACTCAACCACCGGTTCCTCCCGCGCGTACGGGCGGCGGGATCTACTTGCCCTCGCTCTTGGGCGGCACCACGCGCGAGGTCGCAAGCGGCGCCGCGAAGATCGTCGGGTTCCCGAGGCGCGCGGCAGAGGCAGTCGCCACGTTCGCCGACAAGGCCGTTCGCGTCGCGTGGGAGAAGACGAAGGCCGGCATCGAACGCTTGACCGGCGAGCCGCTCCCGTCGGTCCGGTTCGGGAAGATCGGCGAGCGGATCCACCGATTCACGGGCGAGAAGCAAGAGGCGCGAGAGGTCGCGCGGTTCGCGCTGAAGGACTTGAGCGTCAGCGACAACGGCCGGCCGTTGACCGACGCGCAGAAGGAGACCGTGTTCCGTTACTTCACGGGCGAAGGCGACCGCGCGTCCGTGGCGAAGGAGGTAGGAGAGGCGTACGCGAAGACCGTCGACGAGTACCGCGCGCAGCGGACCGCGAACCAGCGGACGCTCATGGAACTCGGCGGGCTGTCGAAGGAGACGTACGAGAAGTGGGAAGGCCGCTGGCTCCCGCGTCGCTTCCGCGTGATCGAGGAGGGAAAGGAGGCTGGCGGCGGGCGCGCGGGCGTCAACCAAGGTCGCATCTTCAGGCGCAAGACACTGTCGCCCGAGAAACGCCAAGAACTCGACGAGATCCGCGACCCCGGGCCCGTCGTCGCGCACGGCCTTGCGAACCAACGGACCTCTATCGCCGCGTTCAAGGCCCTGCGGGACTTCGCCGCCGACCCGAAACTATCGAGCGAGACGTGGCGCAAGGGGCTAGACAAGGACCCGCTCCCGAACGAACGCTGGCGCTACGGCGACCTCGCGGGCAAGTACGTCACGCCCAGGATCGCGCGCGAGGTCAAGGGCCTGTTCGGCGCCAAGGACGGCGGGATCTTGGAGAAGGTCGGCGAACTGTTAGACGGCCTGCTCTCCGACTACAAGATGCTGCTGACCGCGGGAAACCCGGCGACGCACGTCAGGAACATCGGCGGAACGGTCGTCTTCAAGGAACTCGACCACTTCTCCGCCCTCGATCCTTCCAACCTCTCCCACTCACTCGCGGGCTTGAAGGCGATGCGCGCGGAGAAGGGCGCGACCGTCGACATCGGCGGGACGGCGATGTCGGCGCGGGACCTGAAACTCGCCGCGCTCCGCGAGCGAGTCCTCGCCTCCGACTTCATCTCGACGGAGGTCATGGACCTCGCCTCGACGATCGCGAGACGCGCCGGAGACACCTGGCGCAGCAAGGTCAGGAACTACCTCGCCGAGAAGGGCGAACTCTTGAAGCGCGGGAAGATCGCGTCCGCGATCCCCGGCACGGAGATCGCCTCCGCGCTCTACCGCCTTGAAGACACTGTGACGAAGATGGGCTCGTTCGTGAAGAAGCTGCGGTCCGGGATGAGCGCCGAACAGGCTGGCGCGGCGGTCCGTGGCGCGTACCAGACGTTCGGAGAAGGCGTGATCCCCGCGCTGTACAAGCGCATCGGACCGCTCGGCCGTCAGATCGCCCCGCCGTTCCTCTCGTTCCCCGAACAGGCGGCCCGCATCTTCGCTCGCGCCGCCATCGAGAAGCCGGTTACGACCGCTCTCGTGGCAAGCGCATTGATCGAGGGATCGAACGCGATCTCGCGCGCCGCGGGCTTGTCCGAAAAGGACGAGGAGAACCTTCGGAAGATCCTCCCGCCGTGGATGGCGCCGGGCCCGCTCCGCCCCGCCGTCAAGGGAGACAAGAACGAAGGCGTCTACAGCATCGTGGACCTCTCCTACACAGTCCCGATCGGCGCCGACATCGAGGCGACGTTGAGGACGCTCGCCGGAGAGCGAGACCAGCGGACGCCGTTCGGGCTCTCGCCTGGGCCCCTTGCGACCGCGATCTACGAATGGGTGGCCGGCAAGACGCTGTTCACCGGGAAGCCCTACATCCCCGAGGGCGCCTCCGAAGCCGAGACCGCACGCTTGAAGCGCCGACAACTCGGCATGACGCTGATCCCCGGTCCGTTCCTGCCCGGAGGCAGGACGCAGACGCAACTCTCCGAAGTGGCGGAGGAGGAGAAGGGACTGCTCCGTCTCTCGCGCTTCGGCGGCGTCACGATTCGGAACGTGAAGGTCAAGGAGCAGGCGCAGGCGCGGCTCCGTTCCCTGATCGCCGAGCAACGCCGGCAAGTCCAGCGCCTCGAGTACTTGGGGCGCGACAAGCGGATGTCGGAGGCGGACAAGGCGACCGAGCGCGAGAACCTGAAGTCCGAGATCCGAGCGCGGGTCGTCGAGATCCGCGAGGTCCGAGAGGCGCTGAAGCGTGCGACCGAGTGATGCCGCACCGCCCGCGAACGGCGCGATCCCGACGCGGGTCCTCGGCTGGTCGCTCTCGGCCGTCTTGGGACTCGCGGTCGTGGTCGTCCCGCTCTACGACCGGATCGGCGCCCAGGCCGAGCACGCGAAGGAGGTCCTGGCGCTACGCGACCGCGTCCACGAGGCGGTCCAGGCGGAACTCCGCGCGCTCGTCCGCGGGCAGGACGAGGTACTACAACGCGAGATGCGGCTCCTCGTGGACGCGCTGCGCGCGAAGATCGACCACGTCGAGGCGATCGCGGCGACCGACCGCGAGTGGATCCGCGACCGCTTCGAGAAGATGATCGCCGAACTCGGCCGCGTGCGCGACGGCGTCTTCAAGGAGCAACGGTGAGCCCCCCCGAGGCATCGAACGATCGTCGGATGCGTACCGTAGTCCAGGCGTGGCCGATCCTCCTGACGGTCGTCGGCGTCGTCGGCGTCCTCTTCGTCGCGGTCCATCAGGTCGACGCCGTGACGATGCGGCTCGACAAGTTGGAAGACAGGATGGAGCGGATCGAGTTCACGCTGACGGGCCTCCGCGAGACGCTCGCGCGGGTCGACGAGCGGACGCGACCACGGTGACGCGCAGAATCCTCCTCGTCCTCGCCCTCTTCCCGGCCCTCACGATCGAGGCTGGTCCGGTACGACAGTCGACATCACGAGATCGCGCGCTGTCGGACCTGGGAGAGACGGTCCGCACCTACGCCGCCGCCCTGTACGTCTTCGAGGGAGTCCTGCGCCGTGTTCGCGCGACGACGGACTAGCGTGCTTCTTCTCCTCGCGGCGCTCGGACCCTGCGCCTTCTGCGGCATCCTCTTCGTGAGCCTCCGAGACGTCCGGTCGAGGGTCGCGGCGGCCGAGGCGCGGGAGAAGGCGGTCCTCGAGCTCGGTGAGAAGATCCTCCGCGTGGCAGAGGAGATCGAGGTCTTCCTGCGAAGCAAAGGACGGTGACACATGGCGACGTGGCGCTTCGGAGAGCAACGGACGTTGACCGACCCGCTCATCCTCGCGCGGGTCTACCAGAGTTTCGGCGCGAACGGGATCGTCACGATCTTCGACGAGCTCGGCGGGTGTCCGATCGGGGACGACGATCAGGACCAGACCGAGCCGTGCGAGGAGATCACCGGATGGCAGGTGCTCTACGGAAGCCCGCCGATGGTCGTCGCGAGCGCGGGCTCGACGACGGACAACTACACGGACCACTCGCTGCCGGGCGGCGGGACGCTCCGCGTGCGGCACGTCTGCTAGGAGACGCGCGCCGACTTCCCCGCGGGGCCCGACCGTCATCGGATGGGGGGAGTGGGTTTGCCGGGCCCCGCGACAAGAACAGCGTACCCCACGGCGGGAACGGTGCTACGCTCCCGATTCGTCGAGAGGCACAGGAGGCTCCCATGCGACGCGTCGCCCTTCTTCTCGTTCTCTTCCTCGCCGCCCCGCTCTCCGCGTGCTGGTCGACCGCGTCGACCGGCGCGCGAGCCGCGGTCGTTCGTTCGGACGGATCCGTCAGCGGCGGCGTGATCTCCGCACTCGACGCACAGCCGACCGACGCCGGGCCCCAGGAGATCATCGGCATCAACGTCCCGCTCGGGCCTCACTTCCGGCTGAAGGGCGGAGTCGTGTGGGACGGGACGACGTGGACGGTCGGGCCCCCGACGGCGCCGCAGGCCGCTCCGATGTCAGCCGCCCCGCAGTTCGTCGACGTCGACGAACAGGTCCAGGTCCCGGTCACGAAATGGGAGACGCAGACCCGCCGAGTTCGCAAGGCGGTCGTGCCGATCCCGCAGGCGGCGCCGGATCCGTGCGCGCCTGCGCCCGCACCGCAGGCCGCGCCGAAGGCGGCCGGATGCGAACCCGTCGCGGTAAAACGCGCGGGCTTCGCTCGCTCGGCGTGCCACGGCGGAATCTGCCAGGTGCCTCGCTGCCCGTGACGCTCCGCCGAGGACTCCTCCTCGCCCTCCTTCTCGCGGCGTGCGCCCCCGTTCCGCCGCCGACGCTGCCGCCCGATCTCCCGCCGGCAGCGCCGCCTACGCTTCCCGCCCCGCCGCCGGAGCCCCCGCCGTCTCCGACTCCGCCGCCAGCGCCCCCGCCGGCAAGCGTCTCGGATGTCCTCGATCGAATCGCTGTCGGCGCAACGCTCGCCGAGGCGACGGCAGCCGTTGGGCGCGCGCCAGACGAGATCGTCCCCGCCGGTTCCGCGTCCGACGCGACGGCACGATGGAAAGTCGAGGACGGACAAGGACGCTGGCTCGTGATCGCGGTCCTCGACGCGTCGAACCGAGTCACCCGCAAGCTCTCTAGCCCCGTCGAGGTGCCTCGGTGACGCCTGGTGACGTCCGCGGGATCAAGTCGGCGGTACGCGAGACGATCGCGCGTCGCGGCATCTTCCCGCTCTCCGCTCCGCAGTATCCGGAGGGCGTGGGCCTCGGGATCGGCAGACGCGAGGACGGAGAGCACGTCCTTGTCGTCCGTGCGACGTCTCTCGAGGCCGCCGAACCGATGGCCGCGCTCGCGCCGGAAGGAGAGCGGAACGTCCGGATCGTCACGGTCACGAAGCGCCCGACGCTCAAGCAGCGGCTACAGAGCCGGATCCGTCCGCTCGAGGCCGGACTGCAAATCGGGATGGCGGCGCGCCCGTTCGTCGGGACGCTCGGCGGGTTCGGACGTGATCGCGTCTCGCGTCGTCTCGGGATCGTCACGAACTCGCACGTCGGAGCCGACGAGGGCCGCGCGACGATCGGTCACCGCACCGGACAGCCGTTCGGTACGACGGGAGACCTCGTCTCCGTCCTCGAGCGCCACGTCCCGCTGTCGCTAGTCTCGCGGAACATCGTCGACGCCGCGTTCCTGCGCGTCGACGAGTCCATCGTGACGGCTCCATCGCTCAACGGGGCGATCAACGCGAACCTCAGCGGGACGTATCTCGGACCCGCCGAGGATCTCTTGGGTGTCGAGGTGCTGAAGATCGGCAGGACCACCGAGGCGACGAAAGGTCGCGTGACCGCCGTCGAGGTCGACGGACTCTCGGTCGGATACGACCAAGGCCTCATGCGATTCGACGATCAGATCGAGGTGAGCGGCGGACCGACCAGCGACTTCTCGGGCCCCGGCGACTCCGGATCCTTCGTCGTCCTGCGCGACGGCCGCGTCGTCGCACTCCTCTTCGCTGGCGGTCGCGACGCGAGCGGAGAGGACTTCACGTACGCGAACCCGTTCCGAGAGGTACTCGACCGCCTCGACGTCGAGCTCGCGGTCTAGGAGACACACGATGCTGAAGACGTTCGTCGAGCGTTCCGGCTGGCAAGTGCTCGTGACGTTCGCAATCTCCTGGCTCGCTGTGAAGGTGCCGGTCTGGATCGGCCTCTTCGCTCTCCCTGCGCCGTGGGACGAGATCGTGCCGGACGCGTTCGCGTTCGTGCTCGCGCTGGCGCGGCTCTACTTCCTACAGGGGCAGGACCCGAGCATCCCTGGGGCGAGGCTTCCCGACGACGTCGTCGGCCTGTCTGACCGAGAGAAGGCGATCGTGGCGGCTGCGAAGCTCAAGGTCCCGTAGTCCGCAGGCGCTCGAGCACCGCCAGGACGAGGCGGAGTCCGCGACCCGACCGGATCATCGCGTTCGTGATCGGGACGACCGTCCAGCCGCGCGCCGCTGCGAGCGCGGCCTTCTCGGCGTCGCGTTCGAGGTTCGAGGGACGGCCGTGCGCCCCACGGCTCCAGACGCCGCCCTGGACCTCCACGGCGAGACGTAGATCGGGCCAGCCGAGATCGAATCGGTAGCGCCTCACCGTCCCGTCGAGGTCGACGAGACCGTAGCGGGCGTCCCGAGCCGGGGGATCGGCCCCGCGTAGGCGTAGGTCGGCCACGAGGCGCTCTTCCTCGGGGCTCGCGCGGCTGGCTCGCCGGCCGCCAGAACTGGCCGTAGGCGAGCCGGAACCGTCGGAGGTACCCGAGGCCGCCCCCTCCGCCCGCTGCTTCCGGGGCCCCCTACGGAGGGCCGGGAACGGGGCACGGAGCCCGCGCCGAGCGATGAGGAAGCGCCGGGCTTCGGCGGCCGAGAGGCGGGCCGGCGGGGAGGGGGCCGCGCGCACCCGGGGACGCTACCGCGCGACACGGACACCTTCACGCCCCAGCCCCGGGCTCTCCCCACATGGAGTAGTGCTCGTCGCGTGCGAGCATCGCATCGACGGCGTCGGCCGCGTCTGCGAGGCGCTCGTACGTTCGGGCGCGCTGGTCGTAGTTGGCGAACTTCATGGCACTCCGCTCCAAAAAAGCCTGTCGCAAGGCCCGGTCCGCAAGTGCGCGCATCTCCTCGCGTGTCAACACGGTCTCATCCACCTCCGTTCTCCCTCGCCTCTCCCCCCGCTTCCTCGGCGTCCGTGTGTTCGTCGGCGCGCGGGGCACTCGGCGCTGGCGGGGGTACGGGCGGCAGTCGAGACTCCACGGCAAGCAAGGCTCTCCTCCACATCTCGTCGGTGTAGAGCGGTTCGAGCGCAGCGATGATCCCGCGCACATCTTGAATCGCGCTCTCTTGGCCTTGGCCGTGCGCGTCGCACAGCGCATCCACGTCCGCCACCTGCTTCGCGTCGATGGCTACGAGGGCCGCGCGGAGAACCGCCCACGGACAAGAGGAGCGGTGTTGCGGTTCGTACCGCTTCCCGTTAGCGCCGACGCTCCAGCGGCCGTTCTCGTCCTTGTCGCCCTTCGCACCGCATCGGTCGCAGACGTACGCGTGGCCGATGCTGGGCCGCTCGCGCACGTCCATCTCCAAGATGAACAGCGCCCGCACCGCCTCCACGAGCGCGCGAACGGGGTCGGTCGAGGTCACGGGGTCACCTTCTTCTCGGTTCGTCCAAGTGCGTCCGCCTCGTCCCTCTGCTCGCGCGACAGGATCGCCGTGCAGTTCGATCCGGGACATGGATTGTCACGAAGGAGACCAGCGAACCAACCTTCGCGGTGTCGGTTCGCCAAACGAACACAGCGATCCTCTGGATGCCCGTGGGTCCCCACCTCACGGCGGCAGTAGGAACAGGTGCCACGGATTCGTCGAGTCACGATCCCACCGTCCCTTTCGCGCGCTCTGCGCGACGAGCGCGGATCAAGCGCTTCGGTGTCTCGACTCTCCCGGTTCCACCGCAGCGGACGCACGTCCAACCAACGTCAGTAGGATCAATTCCTCCGCCCAAACCACCACAGTTCAGGCACGGTTCGTGTCTGGATCCAGCGACAAGTACGACCTCGCTGTTTGTCGTGACTCGTTCTACATGATCGAACCTCCAGCCGTTGTGCGGGGGCATCCTCGACCATCCGATGGCTCTCTTGAGCGATGGTGCCACGACCCCACGCTTCGGGGCAGCACCACGTCGATACCAGACGACGTACTCGATGTTGTGCTTCACGTCACCTCTCCCTTCGTCTCGTCGTTCCCGCCCGCCGCGCGCTCGGCGGCGAGGAGGGCGGCACGGGTTCGCGCGACCTCCTGTCGGAGAGCGCCAGCAGCAAGATGCGCGGGCCAATGCGTCGCACCCATGAGCATCTTCTCCTCGGGCGACCCAAGTCGAGGAAGCAGGGCCTCTGCGTAGGTGCGGCAGGCGGAGTGGTGGGCTTTCAGTGCCCTCTCGACCTCGGACTCGGGGCGCGCGGACAGAACCTGACCGGAGGGTAACCGTCCCGCGGCACCGTGGTCGTACGCCGCTGCCAGATGATCCGCCATCTCGCGGCAGCACGAGCAGAGTCCATCGTCGCCAACCTTCTCGTCGCACGCCCGTATCGTCTCCATACACCGTGCGAGAGTGACCGGAGATACGCTCGGCCACCGCGACCGCACGTTGGCTGTCGCGCGCTCATGGTCGTACGGTTGTCCCGCCTTTGTGGGGCGCGCGGCGCGGAAGGCGTCGAGGGCACGGGCGAGGAGCCCGTCGATCTTGTCGGTCATGTGATCGTCATTGAGTATCCAGCCGTACCCGTGGTCGAGCATCGCGGCGAGGTTGACGCGGATCTTGCGCGCCGCTTCCAGCGCTTCCTTCGTCGGCTCGTTCACGGTGTCACTCCGGCCCTTCGGCAAAGCAGTCGTAGAGCGACCGCACCTTGGAGAACCACGACTCCGTTTCCAGCGCCGCGTAGTCGCACCACCCTATCGGCCACCCCATGAGCCACTCCACGAACGCCGGGTTCAACCGCCGGCGCGAGGTCGGGCCTTTCCGCAAGCACCTCGACCCATCGGGCAGCGTCTCGATCGAGAGGGAGCATCCGACCGCCTCCGCCATCGGCCCACTCGCCGGGTCCTGGGGGGAACAGGGGAAGGTCAGCGCCGCGTCGGTCAGCGTCGTCCCGTCGTGATGCGCCGAGCCCTTGGGCCTCGTCGATGTCGCGTTCCGCGATCCGATGGAGTCCATCGCGCTCGGGGTCGGCCAACGCACCGCGACATTCGGGAGTTGATCCGTCGAGTGCGTGTCGCTCGCGTTCGCGCCCTTGTCGTCCCGGCACGCGGGGGTCGGCCATGTTCGCGCCGTCTCTTGTAGATCCGGCCCGCCCGCGCCACGCTCGCCCCTCTTGGAGTTCGCCCCGCCCGTCTTCGCCTTCGGGGTCGGCCACTTCAGGACAGCCTCGTTCAGGTTCGCCACGCCGGGGCCAATCGCGCGCATCGCCGCGATCTGCGCCGCCGACTTCGGGCTCTCCGTGTCGTGCGCTTGAGGCGTCGGCCACGCGCCACGCGAGGCAGAACCACCGGTCCCGACCGTGCGGAGCGCCAACGGCGGACGCGCGAAGACATACCCACTCCGCATCGAAGCCGCCGTCGGCCAGCGCCCACGAAACGGAGGCGATGGCTCGAACAGCGTCGGCTCCGTCACCCATCCCGTCGGCGTCCACTTCGCCATCCACCCCGTCGGCAGAGAGGATCCCTCGGACGTTCTCGAGGAACAGGTATCGCGCTCCGCACCGCTCGGCCGCGTCGAGCATCGCGTAGAAGAGTCCGCTTCGGGCGCCGCCGATCCCCCCGCGCTTGCCGGCGGAGGAGAGGTCCTGGCACGGGAATCCACCGACGACCCACTCGGCGCGAACCACGTCGGGGACGGTTCTAACGTCTGACCACACCGGAGCGGGGTGAAGCGACCCGTCCGCCATGCGCGCCGCCAGCCCTGCCACCGCAGGGATCTCCCGTTCGATGTAGCAGACGACGCGAGCGTCTGGAAAAACGAGTCGGTGAGCGAGGTCGAGGCTGCCGACGCCGGAGAAGCAGGACAGCACTCGCGCGGGACGTGAAGCCACACCTACGCCCCCTTCCCTTGCTTCGTGGACTCGTTCACGGGAAAAGCCTCCCTACAGTCAAAGCGGGAGAACGTGGAAACTCGCGGACACGGAGGTCGACCGGCCACTCGGACGGATCGCCTCCCTTGCGATCAGCGAGGTACTTTCTCCACTGCCCAGGCATCTTCGAATCCTCGATTACGCCATCAGTGGTCGGCCAGACGTTACTCGGTCCTCTTCCGTAGCCTCCCTGGCATCCGTTCCATGACACGACCGCGCCGAGTTGCTTCACGAATACGGCGCAGCGGTCTCTCGACGCGGAGATAACACCGCGAGCCCACTCGACATCGAACGGTCGCGCCTTCTGCCCGCTCTCCCCGCCGACGATGATCCAGTCGAGTTTCGCGCCAGGGTCGCGTAGGTACGGCGAGAAGTCGACGCTAGCGAGCGCTGGTTCGTACGAGACGAAGTGGAGGAACGCCGGGATCTCAATGAGCGCCTCGACGCGCACGAGGTAGTCGGGGCTCTCGACGCTCGTGCCCATCCAGACGTTTTCGGGGAAGATCTCTTTGATCCAAGAGCCGGGAACGAGTGAGGCGACGCGCTCGGGCCGCTTTGTGAGGAGGAGCCAGTCGAGAGAGGGAGTCTCCTCGACGAGTGTGAACAGACGGGCCCGCTCGGCGTCAAGGTCGCGCCGGTCCTCAAACACGTCCGCCATGCTCGCGCAGAACACGCGACGACGGACGCCGGACGCCTCGGCCTCGCGGTTCCACCGGACCGGCTCGCGCCAATGCTTGTCCCCGAAGTAGCGGCGTGGCGAGGGCCCCCACACGTCATGTCCATACCGCTTCGCGTCACGCTCCGCGTAGCAGTTCGCACAGCCCGGCGACACCTTCTCGCAACCCCACCACGGGTTGAACGTCGCGTCGGTCCATTGAATCGCTGTCGTCTCGCTCATCGTCTCACGCTCGGCGCCTCGCGGATCAGCCGCAGCAGAAGGTCCCGCATCCACCGCCACGCGCCGAGGCTGGCATCGTCGGCGGCGGCGCGGGCGGCGTAGGCGGCGGAGGCGTCGGCGGCGCGGGCGGCGGCGGCGCGGGCGGCGGAGGCGGCGGAGGCGTCGGCGGCGGCGGCGGAGGCGGCGGCGGCGCGGGCGGCGGCGGCGCGGGCGGCGAAGGCGGCGGCGGCGGCGCGGGCGGCGTAGGCGGCGGCGGAGGCGGCGGCGGCGCGGGCGGCGGCGGCGCGGGCGGCGGCGGCGGCGGAGGCGGCGGC